TGGCGCGCCGGACGCTGGCCGAGGTCGCGTTTGACGGCGTTGATATCACCAGCTCCATCCGGCCCTACCTGCTGTCCCTCACCTACACCGACAACGAGGAGGACGAGGCGGACGACCTGCAGCTGCGCATCCACGACCGGGATAATGTCTGGAAGTGCAAGTGGCTCGCTGACGTCATCGACGCTGCGGCCTCCACAGCGGCCCAGACGGGCGCGGAGAGCGGCGGAGCCAAGACCTACAAGGTCACGGCCGCCGTTGGCCTCAACGTCCGCTCCGGGCCGGGAACGAGCTATGGGAAGCTGGGCGCGCTGGTCTGCGGAACGGAGATCAGCGTGTCCGGCGTCTCCAACGGCTGGGCCGCCATCGACTACGGCGGGAAGTCCGCCTATGTCAGCGCCAGCTATATCGAGGAAGTCAGCGGCGGCGATAGCGGCGACAGCGGAGGCGGAGGCGGCTCTGACACCGGCTTCAAGATCCAGGCCGCCATCCTCCGGGAGAACTGGACGGGGGACGGCAAGGATAAGCTGCTGGACTGCGGACAATTCGAGCTGGACAGCATCGACGCCGCAGGCCCTCCCGCCACCATCACCATCAAGGCAACGTCCCTCCCGTACAGCTCCCAGGTCCGCCAGACCAAGAAGAACAAGGCCTGGGAAACCTACACCCTATCCGGCATCGCCAAAGAGATGGCCGGGGCCAGTGGCATGGCCTGCCTGTACGAATCTGCGGCTGACCCCTCCTATGAGCGGGTGGAGCAGTACCAAGAGAGCGATATCGCTTTCCTGTCCCGGCTCTGCCACGACGCCGGGATCAGCCTGAAAGCCACCAACAACATCATCGTTCTGTTTGACCAGGCCACCTACGAGGCCAAGCCCGCCGTCACCACCATCAAGCGCGGGAGCGGGTACAAGAAGTACAAGCTCTCCGTGGGGGAGGCGGACGCCCAGTATTCGTCCTGCCGGGTGAGCTATGTGGACCCCGGCACAGGCAAGTGCATCGAGGCGACGGCCTATGTGGAGGACTACAAGGCCGACCGCAAGAACAACCAGCAGCTGGAGATCCGGGCCAAGGTCGCCAGCATCGCCGCGGCGAAAGCCCTGGCGGAAAAGCGGCTGCGGCTCCACAACAAATATTCCAAGACCGCGACCTTCACGCTCCCGGGCAACCCTGACCTGGTGGCGGGAGTCACGGTCATGCTTTCCGGCTGGGGCGCCTGGGACGGAAAGTACATCATCAAGCAGGCGAAGCACTCCGTGGACAGCGGCGGCTACGAGGTGCAGATCAGGCTCCGCCGCGTGCTGGAGGGATATTGATGAGCAACGAGAACATCCTGTCCCGGCTCGTCCAGGTCGGCACCGTCACCGCCATCAACAGCGGGAAGCGGACGGCCCGCGTGAAATTCCAGGACACGGGCATTACCTCCGGCTGGCTCTATGTGGTGCAGCACTATGCGGCAAACCTCTACATCGAGCCGGACGCAGAGCATACGCACAAGATCACGGACACCTTCACCGGCGGCAGCGCCGACACGTTCCCGAATCACGACCATCTTCCGGGGTCGCACCTGACCTACTGGATGCCGAAGGTCAATGACCGGGTGCTGGTGCTGTATCTGCCGGTGGACAACTCCGACGGATTTATT